ACTTCAGAAGGTTCTGATTATACGAGCATTTCAACAAGTGGGGGAGATACTATATTTTCTAATACTTCATCAGGTGCAAATAATATAAGAATATTTAATGGTGGTTCTGAACGGATGCGTATTACTTCCGCTGGAGCGGTGGGCATAGGCACTACGAGTCCGAGTAAAAAACTTCATATTATAGATGATAGCGGAACTTATGAAACAGCAGTTTTTGAAACTTCAGCAGGAGGTTCTTTAATAAGAAATATTGATTCTACTGCAACTGTTGAAACAGGAGTTCAGGGAGGTAAATGGACTGCAAGAACAGGAGGATTACAAAGATTAACTATTGATAGTAATGGAAACGTAGGAATAGGCACTTCGAGTCCGAGTGCTAAACTTGACATTGAGGGGGGTACAGTAAGAATTGGGGGTAATCATCCAACCAGCCCCTTCGCTTCTCAATTATATTTAGACGCTCCAGTTTCTTCGGATTCTGTTTTGAACTTTCATCAAGCGGGGTCGCAAGTTGGTAAATTAGGTTATGACGCTTCTTTAGGTGGTATTGCTTTTGTTTCAGGAACTGGTTCTTTTGCGACTGCCGATATGGTTATATTGGATTCTGGAGCGGTGGGCATCGGGACTTCGAGTCCGAGTAGTAAGTTATCAATTTCTGACGATACTGAACCTATATTAACATTTGAAAGAGCAGACAATATTGTAGTACTTGACGATGTTGTAGGTCAAATAGATTTCAAATCAACTGATTTAGGTGATAGCAATGTAAATGCCAGTATAAAAGCAAAAAAAGATAGCGGCACGACGGGCAATGTTCCTATGTCAGTAACTTTTGAAACTGGAGAATTAGGTACAATTTCCGAAAGAATGCGTATCACTTCCGATGGAGCGGTGGGCATTGGGACTACGAGTCCGAGTAGACCTTTATCGGTGCAAGGAGTAATAGGAGTAAATAAAACGGATGGCGTCGAAATGTTAACCTTAACCCCTACTGCAACGGGTGGAGTATTGACATTGAGGGATTCAAGTGAAAATCCTGATATAGTTTTAGATGCAAGACCGAATAATAATTCTTACATTAATAACGGAGGTTCATTTGGAATTGGAACTTCGAGTCCGAGTGCGAAACTTGAAGTGGTAGATGATGGAGATTGTCATGTTTATTTTGCTGCTGGGAGTAATGCTTCTGACGATGTAATCTTTAGGTTTATGCGAGGAGGAAATAGCAAATGGGGATTTCTTACTCATGCAGATTCAGGGTTGAGGTTGTATGATTATGTAGGTGGAGGAGACCACACTTATTTTGCTGCTGGTGGTAATGTGGGTATTGGGACAATTTCTACGAGTGCCAAACTTCACATAGTTGGTTCAGGCAATACTTCAGGTACTACTGCGTTGCTTGTAGAGAATAGTAGTGGGGATGATTTGTTGAAAGTTGGGGATGGTGGTGTGATAAGTTCTACTTCAGATAATCCTTATTTAGTTTTAAAAGGAGATAATTCTGCTTTCACAAATGCAGCTATTCAATTAATATCAGAAAACGCTTCTGAACAGAGAGGTATGGGTATGTTTATGTATAATGCTCATAGTGATTTTGAATGGTATAGTGGAACACCTTATCAGTCATCTGACAATTTTATGATAGGTCGAAAAAGTTCTTTGACTGCGCCATCAAGTGAATCTTCTCCAAGAGGTATAACTGCGCAGTTGGCTAATAGTTATTTAACTATCACTTCCGCTGGAGCGGTTGGCATCGGGACTTCGACTCCGAGTGCAACGCTTCACCTAAGCCAAACTGGAAATGCGGATATTTTAATTGAAAGAGCTGCGGGTGCAGAGTTAAGACTAAGGTCACAGAGTAACTTAGGTTATATAGGTACAGATAGCAATCACCCTTTAAACTTAGGTACAAATGCAGCTACAAGATTAGGAATTAAAACAAACGGTCAATTACAATTTAATACCTACACAGGCACTACCCACGATGGCACACCAGTTAAAATATTAGGAGTTGATGCTTCGGGCAATGTAGTAAAAACAACACGAACTTATCAAACTAAATCTTCTTTAAGTTTTGATAGTCTTGGAGAAGCAACCGTTACGCTGCCATCTACGGCTTTATATGGGGTAACTGCAACGCTTGAAAGTTCCGCAGCTGAGTTTATTGTTATTGCTCAATACTTGGCGGGTACATCAGTTAAATTCAAATTATACGATCACACTGGTTCTGCCGTTGCGAGTGTTACTAGAACAGTTCATTATACTTACACAATATAAAATAATAATTCTTTTAATAAACATAATTTAAAAAAAATGGCTTTACAATATTCAAAAGATCTTTATGGTAAAACATTTGATCAAGCTTATGTGAGAATTTGTCAGATAAGAACAAGGCAAGAAGTTTCACAAACTGAGGAAACCACAGAAAAAATTATTACAGGCGAATGTATTATTCAAACTTTCCCTGATAAAGCAACTAGAGAAGCAGGTGGGGAAACTATGAAAATAGACAGGCTGCAAATTACTTTTGATAAAACATCGGCAGATAATTTTTACGCTCAAGCGTATGCTCACTTAAAAACATTGGATGAATTTGCTGGTGCGACAGATGTAATTGAAGCTAACGAGCAGCCATAAAGACTTTATTTAAGTATAAGTTTTTAAAGCTAAAATTTTGTATATTTATGGGTAGGTTATCGGATGCAATTAACTTAGGGTATTGGGAACGCAAAGTGCGTACAGATATTATGGCTAAAGAATTTTCTGCTGCCACAAGGGAATTAGAAAAGGAAGTAGCTGAGATAGTTAAAAAGTTGGATAATCTACCTAAAGAATATACGCAAAGGCGTAAATTGTACTTATTAAGGAAAGCTGGTAAGGAATTTGTTAAAACAGTTCAGAATAATATTAGCGATAGTAAATATAACCATTACCGATACAAAAAAAATAATGTAACTGGGGAAAGTGAGAAAATAACTTACCATAGCGGAAACCTAAGAAAATCAATAAAAGTATTGAGGTTTAGAAAGAGTAAGAATGCGGTTTATGTCGGGCCTCGTGTGGTTAGGAAAGCCCATTCAGATGCGAAAAATTACGGATTGAATGATAATATAGTTGATCCATTTTACGCTGCAATGGTGGAATATGGCACAAGGCATTCAGAACCTCAAGGATATATGGCTAAAGGTTACGAACAAGGTCGTATAAAGGCTTTGAATATTTTGGTTAGGGGAGTTGAAAGGATTTTAAAAAGTTACGAGAAAAAAAATAGGGTTTAAGTGATAGAAAAAGCGATTTATAATATTTTGTCTAATGATGTAGATCTTACTGCCGAAATAGGGAATAAGATATATCCATCTATTGCACCAAGACATATTGAGCCTACTTTTATGGTTTACAGTATTGTTTCAAGCAATACAATAAGGACAAAAGACGATCCATTCCCTTTGACTAATTACTTAGTCCAAATAGATACATATTCGGAAAATGCGTTAAATGCTATTGAGGTGAATGATTTAGCAAAAAAAGCATTAAGCCGTAAAACTGGCGAATACGGAAGTATTTGTATTTTTTCCACCACTATTGATTCCGAGATGGATGGATATAGTGGAGAGGATGAAGTGTTTAGAAAAACACTTAAATTTGAAATAATTGCTAAAAATTTAAATTAAATAAAAAATGGCTTGTACAACAACAATAGTGAACACAAGTTTGCTTACATTATACTTTGAATCTGCTACTCCTGGCACATTTAACAAAGTGGCCCATTCAACTGATGCTACTATTTCTTTTAGTGCTGAAACTGTTGATATCACTTCAAAAGATACATCAGGATATAGAGATACCATTGCAGGTTTAAAGTCTTGGTCTGCTAACTTAACGGCTTTTATTGACTATTCTGCGACTTATGGTCAAGAAGAATTGGTTGATAAGTGGATTGCTGGTGAATGTGTTAAGATTCGTTTTACCACCGATGTAACTGGTGATGTTTACTACGAAGGTGATGCAACTATCACATCAGTAGAACTTAATTCATCAGGTGCGGAGGAAGCTGCTTCATTCAGCTTATCTTTAGAAAATGCTGGTGCAATCACAAAAGGCACAAATTAATAATTTGTTGAACCTATGGGGGGGTAGCTTTGGCTACCTGCCTTTTTTAAATTAACCTAAATGGAATATATAACTATAAACGGAGAACAAAAGCCTTTTAGATTTAGTCTTAGAGGTCTGAAAAGATTAGAAGCTGCTATGGGTGCAGATGCTTTTAACCAAATAATGAACGGAAGCCAAACTGCCTTTGGCGATACCATTAAACTAGGCGAAAGCGTTTTATTTATTG